TCCGGGATAGAGATTGTTTCGCACCAAACCCTCTTGGGTCTTAGCAGCAACAACCAGTACTTCAACCATCCGATCCGGAAGTGCAAGATGGCTAGAGTCCTGTTATTGCCTCGTGTCGGACAACTAACGTGAGTCATCATGTTTTGTTTCCTTTGAGTCTGAAATCAACTCACCCAAACACCAATCTCCAGCTACTTCGATCAGCTTGAAATCAGCGCTAGGTCTTACGTTAACACCAATGAATTTCCCGTCGGCATAAAAGACAACCTGAGTAATGCCTTCTTCAAAGCAATACATCAACTGTTGCCGTTGTGCCGGCTCAAGTTTGGCTAAGGTGTCTTTAAGCATGTGTAATCCTCGTTCCGGCCATTGCCAATACAGTTTTGGTTTGCTTCATGTCTGTCCATGAAAGATTGCCAATACACGTTATATTATTGCCGCCGTAATAGCCGGAAGGTGTTGACGGTGACAATTCACGCCTGAAACGCATCTTAGTAAAGTGTGCCACTTCGGATGGTTCAAGCCATTCAAGGAACCTGTTGTACAGGTCGCCAAACGGTATAGTTTCGCCGGGAACCTTAAAGGTATTCTCTGCTACGAATCTAGCAACCGTGGTCATATTCATTGCCTCGGTTGCTGCCTTCTCAGATGTCACGATGACTGGAACAAACAAGCGATCAGGTGAATCTGGTATTTCAAGGCGTAACAGTTCAGCCAAAAAGTCCGGTGCTTCTTTCTCTAGTGCAGGTATCAGTTTTCGCTTAGGGATCATGTCCGTAAGCTCGATTGATTTTACGTATGCCATAGTTATTCGGGTATCACCCGGTAACACTGGACACGCATTATGGTCGTTTGAACATTGAATCCAGTGAGTTGTATTGTTCACGTGGTAAGGCGTTCTATACAGGTGTCGGATATTTAATTGGCGTGATGTAACCCAATCTTTAATCTTGTTGACAGCCTGTGCGTTTTTCTGCAAATCAGTTTCTTCGACAACACAAAATACAGCGTTCTCAAGTTCACCGTTAAAGTTACCTTGGCTCGTTAAGGCTAGGTCGGCTCGCTGGTAGCCTTTGGTCACCAGTAACGAGAGGGCTTCGTGGAAGATTGACTTACCACTATTCTGTGGGCCATAGAAAAACAGGTAAGGTACTGGTTCTGATGGCCGTTGGAAAGCTGCTGCTATCCAGCACTTTAAGTAATCGGCACCTGTTCCAATACCGTTGGCTTTGCACCAACCATTTTGTAATACTGCATCATCTAAGCCTGAACCCACATGCTTGAGAACTTTCATCCATGATGGATAGACAAGAATCTCTTTGTCTTGCGTAGGTGGAAACCTGAATTGGGCAGCTTCACGATTCCATAGCCTGTTGCCCGGATACTCTTGTTCAAACGGACGATTAACAAGAGTCCACCTTTTAGCCACTTGTGATCCTAGAATCAAATCAATATCTTTGTTAATTACACCGTGAGCTTTTAGGACTAACTTAATGTGAGCAATAGGCTCATTGAACCACGTGCCTGAATCATACAACAACCAACCGGCATCTTCACTATTGCCTGTCACGATGTGGCGAACAGTATCATCGTAACTTGCAATATCTGGTTCTTCCAGCGACTCTACTTGCGTGCGGTAGATGCGCTGCCAGTTCTTCTTCTTGGTTACTAACCAACCTTCAAGTCCCTTACTGTCATCGCCGTCTTGATGTTGAAACTCAACAATCAATCTGCGATCTTTGTGGGCTTTGAGTTTGGTCTTACGCCCGCTTGCATACCTTGCGGGTACAACAACGCTAACTCCAAGTGATTTTGCTGCATTGAAGGCTTCCTCAGCAGTCGGGAAAACATAACTTCCGTCAGTATCTTCCACGCCGTTAAAGCTGCGACATGCTGTTGCGAGGTCAGGGTTTCTATTGTAGTAGCATCTTGTCCACCCTGCTGCATCTTGATCCCAACTTGAATGCTCTTGAACTCCTTTAGTGTGACGCCGTACTGCCCAAGCACCTTGCTTGAGGGGATAGGCAAAACAGTTTTGGTCTTGTCCATGTTCTTTACCAACTGCACGAGTTTCAAAGCAGCCCCTAATCTCAAGATCAGGCATAGCACGTTTCAGGTCAGCAGTATGACATACCATCATATGCCGGTCAGCATCCCACCACCACAGACACTCGTGGTCATCAAACCAACTCATAAGACCTTTGTGTTCTACGTCAATTTGAACTTGTAAATGCTGGCCGCACAATTCTTCAAACTCATCGACCTCACGTTCTTCTTGCAGCCCTACTAGACTAGGCTTAGCTCGATGCTTGCCACCTTTGACCACCGTGAGATGATCCCGCCAGTTGAGTGGGATAGAGTCTAGAATCAAACCTTGCTTGATTAAAGTCAGCCCGTCGGTGCCTTCCTTTTTGCGATGCCACACCCACATGTTACCACCGCAAACGTCAACCTTCGCAGCTAGGTCTGCACCAGTAACAGATGCCATCTTGCCTAGGATAGAACGTGCAAGGGCCGCATGTTCGTTGTGGTTGTCTGTGGGCACGTTGTCTAACATAACATACAGGTGGAGTCCTGTGCCTGACGTACTACGTCTTACAGTTACCCACGGGACTGCACAGGCCAGTTTGCGTACTTCATCCAGTTCGCCGGTGTCTAGTCCCTTTGAGTGGCCTACGATAGAGTCGAAGTCAAAGGCTACCCACTTGGATACTTTGTTTTTCCAATCCCAACCAGTCATGCCAATACCTTCGGCATGGACTGTCATGTCCCACTTGAGGTCAGAATCAACGTACTCCGGTTCGCTGTTAGCTTTCCACGGTATGCGAAATGCTTTCCACGTTGTTATCCCATCTGTCCACCCTGACCACTTGCGACCATGAAACTCGCCAGTGATGCGTTCACCGCCGTCTTGCCCGACGTTGACTTGCACTTCCATATCTGGTGAATATAGTGCAGCCAAGTCCGGCACAGTTATGTGCTTTAAGAATCGTCCAATTGCTTCCGTTTTTGTTGGCATAGAGGCTCCAAAAAAGTTAGATTTCAGAATCAAACTCAAACTACGGTTTTCGACGCTATTTTGCTACAATATAGTAAGGCCAAAATATGATTGACTAACGCTATTCTACTCGCTTAGCTAGAATCAAAATCAAAACTGGATTTAGCGAGTAGAATGGTGCCCCCTACTCTTTATATACAATTTTTTTTTTTTTTTTTTTTTTTTTATTATAAAGGGTATAGGGTAGCGTCCTACTAGTTGGCACTACGTTGCCCTGTAATGCGTTCCATCAAAAGCTATACGCTAGCTTGACCTATTGATTAAAGCAGCATGGCGCGGCATCGTAGTGCCAGCAAATTGAATCTGCGCCGCCCATTCAATTAGACCACTACAACGGGCTGTGTTGATTCTGATTCTATCAAGCCAGAATCAGAATCAAACCCGCGCGCGTACGTGGGCGCGTTCCATTTTAATACTTCAAATGGGCATTGTTAATCTTTCCGCTGGTGGCCTTACTATATGGGGCAAGGGTAAGCAGTAGCGAAAACAACGATTTGATGATGATTCTGAGAATCGCAAAAAACGACGACAAGTAAAATGGTTTTTGATTCTGCAATCTAATCCGCAAAGGAACAGCAAATGTCCGAAGATAACATGATCCAACTTAGCAAGGATCAAATCCGTGAAAATCCTGTCCGCCTCCGTGACCTTGACCGCGAGGATGAACAGTATCTCGGTATCGTCGAATCTATCCGCAGCAAAGGATTCATCTCCACGCTGACCGTGATGAACAAAGCCGCTTACCGTGATGAAGCAACCGGCCAAGATGTGCCCGCTCACTACGAATTGATTGACGGCCTCCAGCGTTTCAACGCTGGCAAAGATGCCGGTATCGACGTTTTCCCCTGCTTGGTTGTGACCGTCAAGAACGAGAATGATCTGCTCTCGCAACAGTTGATGCTCAACTTCCACCGCAAGGACACCAAGCCGATTGAATACACTCGGCAGATTCAGCGCATGATTAACAACAATCCTGCTCTGACCCTGGCGGAAATCTCCACACAACTCGGCACCAACCCACAGTTCGTGAATGCTCGCCTGCGTCTGCTCAAGCTGACGGAAGGCATTCAAAAGCTCGTGGACGAAGGCAAGATTCCTCTCGCCAACGCCAAGGCTCTCGCCAACCTGCCCGACCACGAACAAGAAGCGTATCTCGAACAAGCCATGTCACAAGGCTCTGTCGAGTTCACTTCTGCCGTCAACAAGCGCGTCAAGGAATTGCGTGACGCTGCTCGTGCCGGTCGCAGCCCGGAAGATGACAAGTTCTCGCCGACTCCTCGCCTCAAGAAAACCAAAGACATCCAAGCTGAGGCTGTCAAGCCTGTCGCTCTGGCCAAGATGATTTCAGACTCAAAGCTCACTGATCCCATCGAAGTCGCCAAGTTCACTTTGAACTGGGTTCTGTCACTCGACCCCGTTGGTGTCGCCGTGCAGGAAGCGTCCTATGTGGAACGCAAGCGTTCAGGTACTGCCGCTGCTGAAAAGCGTGCAGCCGAGCGTTTGATCAAGAAGGAAACAGCCGCTCGCGCTGAACGCGAGAAGTATGAAAAGGAACATGGCCACGCACCGGCGGAAGTCGCTGTTAGTGCCGACGACAACGACGACGATTCCGACGAATAAGCAAGCAACCCTTGCAGGTGTACTAAGAATGTGGGAGAAATCCCACATTTTTTATTACGCTGCTAGCTTATCC